ATTACCTCTGCCTTCCAAGCAGATGATGTCGGTTCGATTCCGTCTACCCGCTCCATTATTATCGAGAAACCAAAATAAAGGAAGAACCATGAAAAACGTTCTTATTTCTTTTATCGCAGCAGTTGCTGTGTCTACCTCTGCATTTGCAGACCGAGCCACTACCATCAACATCGTTGGCTCCTCTACCGTTTACCCATTCTCTTCTGCTGTTGCAGAATCTTTCGGTCAAACTTCAGACTTTAACACTCCTATTATTGAATCCACTGGTTCCGGCGGCGGCATGAAGCTGTTCTGCGCTGGTATTGGTCTTGACCATCCAGACGTAACCAACGCTTCCCGTGCTATGAAATCTTCTGAAGCAGAAAAGTGCGCTGCTAACGATGTAGAATTTGTTGAATTTATGGTTGGCTATGACGGTATCGTAATCGCTAACTCTCTTCGTGGTGGTCCTGCTCTGAACATGACTCGTGAACATGTTGCTCTGGCAGTATCCGCAAAAGTTCCAGATGCTAACGGTAATCTGGTTGATAACCCATATGAGAAGTGGTCTGACATTGATCGCTCTCTGCCAAACCGTCCTATCCTAGTTCTTGGTCCTCCGACCTCGTCTGGTACACGTGATGCCTTTGAAGAGCTGGTAATCCATAAAGCATACAAGGCTATGGGTTTTGACAAAAAGACTTACAAGGCAATTGAAATCCGTGAAGACGGTGCATATGTTGAATCTGGTGAAAATGATACTTTGATTGTTGATCAACTTACTGCTGATGGTAACGCTGTAGGTATCTTTGGTTTCTCCTTCCTGCAAAACAACGCTGACCGTGTAAAGGGTGCGACAATTGATGGTGTTGCTCCAACATTTGAAAACATTGCCTCTGGTGACTACCCTGTATCTCGTTCCCTGTTCTTCTACGTTAAGACCAATCACATTGGTGTAGTACCAGGTATCGCAGAATTTGCTGAAGAGTTTGTAGATCAAGCTGCTCAGGATGGTCCACTTGCAAACATTGGCCTGATCCCTGGTGGTGACGCTGATCAAGATGCAATGCAAGATGCACTAAACGCTCTGTAGTGTCAAATTAAATAAAATTTTACACGATAGTTGAAATTTTTTTGAAAAAGGGGGTTGACAACAGCTCCCTTTTTTATTATATTCTATATGTAAGTTGATGAAAGGAAATTGAAATGTTTAAGCGTATCCACCCAAATGTTCGTGCTCTCGAAAACATTGATGCTCACCTTGATAGCATTGACGAAGCTATCCTTCGTATGGATCTTCCTCGTAACATCAAGCGTGAACTTTCCCGTCTCACCTATGAGATGTACTCTACGATCGAAAAGTCGATCGACGATTTCACTCCATCAGCTGAATAGGAGAATATAAAGATGTCAGATAAAATTAGATATGCCGCTATCGAACAGATCGATAACAAGCTGGATGAGATCGAGGTTCTTATCGATCAGATGCCGTTGCTCAAGGATGACAAGAGCAAACTCATTGAGTCGCTCTATGACTATTACTGTGATCTTGAGATGGCTGTCGATCGTTACCATGAAGAGTGGCAGACTGAGAAGGCGTAAGGAGAAATCTAAACATAGTATAAATATGAATAGGTTGGACGCTAGAAATAGTCCCGTGGGGAGCCAACGGTAAGCTCCCCATTTTTATTTGTATTGAGGATATATTATGAAATTTGAATTTTTAGACAGCAGAAAATTTGGCCTTGATAATACTTACTCTATCATTCTTCCTATTGATCAGGGTGTAGAACACGGACCACATGCAGCGTTTTATGGCACTGATCATCCTGAGATGTTGGATGTAAATTATCAAATTGATTATATTTCAGAGTTGTTGGATGAGGGGCTAATCTCAGCGACGGCACTACCATATCGAACTGCCAAACTTTTATGTGAAAAATATCCAGAACATGTTGGTAATGTAATCGTTAAGGCGAATCACGGAAATAATCTTAATAAAGATTTAGAGCCTAGTCAGGCCAACTACGCTCATCCTTGGGATAGGAAATATGGTGGTATTGGTTTTACCATTTATCCTGGATCGACTAATCAAGATAATATGATTGAAACGTTTAAAGCTCTTCAAAACGAGAATGCGGCAAGATTTATTGACGGAGCTCCTAAGACTGTTCTTTGGTCATATCCACGTGGTGGCGACTTTGATCAAACTTCTTTTGAAACCATTTTACATGCTACGTACATTGCAGCTCAACTTGATCCGAGCTTGATTAAAGTTAAGCTTCCAGCCTATGATAATATGGCAACTCTTTGTATTCGTGTTAATGCAATCGTAAAAGCGTCCTGTGGTATTCCTGTAGTATTTTCAGGCGGAGCATTGCGCTCAGAAGAAGCGCTGCAGCTAGAGGCAGAGGCTATTTCTAAGAATGGTGGGCGTGGTATGATCATTGGACGTAATATATTCCAACGTAAGCCGAAGGAAGCGAAGAACCTTCTTAGTAAGATTCACAAAGTATTTGAGGAGAGTTAGTATGTCGAGATTATTAGCATTACTTTTTTTATTGATTCCTAGTATTGCTACGAGTCAGGTAATCGTAAAACAAGATATGATTATGGAATATAAAGATATCGCCAGTTTAACTGCAGCAGAAGTTCTGGGATGTGGTAAAATTAATAAAGAAAATATAAAAAGATTTAATGTAATCTTCGACGCTTTCATGCTTGAGAAGGCCGAAGAGGAAGGTCATAATATTACGATAGAAGATATTGAAGGATGGAAACTAAAAAAGCTATTAGAACAGTATAATGTAATGAAAGCCTTTCCGTGCCCAGCGATTAATGATTATATTAACAAATTTAATGAAACAGCTCGGTATACTCAAGAAATATATGATTATTATACGCCATTAAACAGTATATAAAAAAAGGGAAGCTTAATCGCTTCCCCTTTTCATTGTTATACTCTACTAATTTGCTAGAGGATTATCAAGAGCCTCTTGAATCCTAGCATTTAGTCTATCATCAACTTCTTGAATTTTTCTGTCAGTATCGGCGTAGAGTTGATCTCGCTTTCTATCAAAGCGAATATCTGCCTCGTCAACCATTTCTCTGACTTCTCTTTCACTCTCTCGTATATCATCTTCCAGTCTATCGACTAGCGTTTCAATACGAGTAACATCATCTTTTAAATCATTTTTAATCTGTCGAGCATAATCAGTTGCTTGGATAACAGAGTCTTCTGTACTAGCCATCTTTTCTTCGATGATGGATAGCTGTTCTTGAAATCCGCTGAGATCGGGAGCCACGTATGACTGAATCATCTCTTTCATATCCATGTAGTCCTTATAGACTTCAAAGCCACCATAAAGGCCACCGACAAGGGTGGACAGTCCCATAGCAACAGCTACCATTCTACCACCTTTGAACTTGATCCCAGCGAATTCTATTTCAGCCATTTTACTTCTTCATCCCTTCAATACCTTCTTTAGCATAGAATGCAGCTACTATAGCAGCTACAGAAACGAAGTAGGTCGGGGCAATATCCTTTAATAAACCTGATGCAGTCTCTTGCCCTAAGATAGAGGAGATAATAATAGCAAAAGGATAGAGCAGCATACCAGCAAGAGCAAACCACGCCATGCCTCTTTGAGCATCCTGCTTTTTATCGTCGTTTTCGATTTGAAGCATTCGCTCCGCTTTTGCCATCTCTTCATCAGTTACGACTCCGTCTCCATCTTCGTCAAACTGGTTATAGATAGAATCTGATTGTAATGTTTTAGCCACCTAAACCTCCAAAAGCATTAGTGAGGGTTGGACCAAAAGATGATGCAGCCCAGAGAAGTGCACCAATAGCACCTACACCGATTACGACCCACTTCATTTTCATATCATCAACACTCATTTTAATCCCAATAAGTTCATTACTCAGAATGCGCAGAGAAATTTCCATCTTGCCTTCTGGCATATCAATAGGTTGCTGCGGGCCTTGAGTTTGCTTTTGTTCTTCAGCCATTACTTTAATCCTTCATCTAAGATATCTTCTAAAATAACAACACCTTTTGCTACCAATCTTTCTCTATTGGAAAGGTGTAATGCTTGAATATCATCCTTACTCTGACCATGATACGGTACCGCATGGCCTTCATCAATCATAACTTCAGTCAGTAGTTTCTTATCTGGACCTACAATGAAGTCACCAAGAATCCTACCAAACTTACCCTTCATATCTTCTCCGTCCTTCGCAGCAAACGTTTTAAGAACTACGCTTTCACCTAGTAACTCAATAACACGGTTCTTTGCTGCAAGACCGAATAACTTTTCGACTTTGTCAGATGTTCTAGATTCTGGTGTATCAATGCCCATGATGCGAACACGCTCATCTTTTAACCATACTCCGAATCCTAAATCAATGTCGACGTCAACGGTATCACCGTCAACAACCTTAACTAAATTCGCTTTATACTCGTACACTATTTGTTTCTCCTATTGGAACTGTAATGCTCGAAGCTGTTGCAGTTCTTGTTCTAATCGCATCACCTCTAACTGTTTTTTGCGAAGTTCGAGTTCATAAAGCCTATTACAATCTACTCTTTCTTTTGGTTTCTGCCCTAAAGGAATCGTAATCCTAGCAAAAATACCAACATCACCAACACGGCTATTTACATAGCCAGCCAAAGGATCAGTATATCCTCGACCAATGATCCCTGTTACCCCAAACTCTAAGTTGGTAGCAGAGCCAATAGCATTTGAGCAGTCCAAATCACCTGCTCTAAAACTGTCTGACTGGTAGTTACCAGGCGCAGTAGGAAGAGATAAGTTTAGTGAGCTGGATTGACCAAAGGCAGCAGAGGCATATAATAAAATAAAAACGAGTGCTAGAAGAAATAATCTTGATATATTGTAGTTAATCATATTACACCTTTGAGCAGATTCTAGAATTAATGCCATTACCTTCTTCATCAGCAAGAAGCTTAGACATTGTACAGATGTATTCAATCCTATCACAGTCTTTTTCTAAGATGTAAATGTCTATATTCTTTTTCTCTAAATATCCAACCTCAATAATCTTAGATGGTGTAGCAAATATGATAGGGTTCCAATTCTTATCATAGACGCCAATCTCATAGAAACTAACATCTTGTCTTTTATTAAAAAGCTTCATGGTAGTAACCACAACGTTTTCAACGTAAGACTTTTCAAATTGAGGATAAGTTGGCGTCCACTGATGAGCCTGTGCGGCAGTAGCTGTTAATAGTGCCACTGCCGCCATCATAAGATGTTTCATTAGGTTGCAATACACTCTGCTGTTACATTAGCAGCATAAGTGCCTCCTGGAAACGATTTCTCATACCCGTATGTTACTGAGGATTCTACTTTAAACCAAACCGAACCTGCAACAGTAAGGTCATACTCTGTCACATTATCATATTCGACTTTATTAGTCTCATAGTCAGCTTGTGCAGCGTTTGATGTTTGAGATACAGTTACTTCACCGTCCCAATTCACTGCATCCGTTAAGGAAGGCGAAGTCGAAAAGGAATCAGGCCAAGCAATCTTAGCAACATAGTAATCAGCAATGGTTACATCAAATCTTACAACTGGGTGTACACCACCATCTGTAGGTGCTGTGCTCAACTCATCAGGTGATGGCACGCCATATACACCAGCAGTATCGGTATAAATCGAGCATGTTGAAGCTACGTTTCCGGTAATGGGAACATTTTCTGCAAAGGCAGTTGATGCTGCAAACAGTGCAGCCACTGTTGAGATAACTCTTAACATTAGATTCTCCGTTATTGTTCTCTATCATATTGAGAGCGTACCATAGAATAATGTGTAGCATCAGATGCCAGTTGTCTCAACGCCCTGTTATTATCAGGTAATGTTGTATCTTCAAGTTGTAGAGTGTCCTGATATACTAATACTTCAGGATAATCTACTGCAATATATGATTCAATAGCAAAAGGAGCGGCAAGCTCATACAGAACTCGGTCTTGTAGATCAGTGTCTATCAATCCGCCGACTTCTGGATCAACTTGCATTCTCCGTTCTAAATCGTCTTCTTCTTCTTGCTTTGCTTCATCTTGTTCCGCTTGTTCTTCTTCTAATTCTGCCTCACGTTGTAGTTGTACTTGCACCCATTCATCATAGTAAGGATCATTTACAGATACATCTTCTAGTGTAGACAAATATTTATACAAAGCATCCAAATATCCTGGACATTCAGGACTTGCTAAAGGATTGGTACATATAATGTCTTCTTCGCCGATGTCCATTCTATACAAGTAAATAACGGAGGCATCGCTGATTGTACCATCGCCATTTACAGTAATGCTTCCGTCTCCCCATTGTGCAGCATCACTACCAGGAAATCTGAAATACTTTTGGATAGAATTGCCAGGTAGACCAGACCAGTCATCTACCTCTTCAAAGATATATCCGCCATTTACTGTGTCTTCATTCCTAACATAAACTTGAGCATCAGACTCTGCGTCCTTAGTAATAACATAATAGTATGTTAAGCCATTAATCTGCAAAGATACGTTTGGCGCTGAATAATCTGGCAGCACATCTGGCATGCTCCAAGATAATCCATTTTCTGCTGCGTTATTAGTAACGCCGTAGGTGCTATCCGCCGAGGAGAATGGCGAGTAAACCAAGAACGATAGCGCCGCCAATAACGGTGGTGCGAGTTTCTGGATCAAGGTTTAAACCTCCTCTAGATTGCGTATCAGGACGCATAGATTCGTTTTCAGGATTATTCCACGCATCTTTAGCTTGTTCGCCAATCATGCCGTCGATAGGGCACGGTGTTCCAGCATTCATCATAGCTGTGAAGATTCTAGGGTCTTGACACATAACAGATACTGCTGCAACTTTCATTCCCATATCATACAAGGTCTTGGCATTCTTTAATTTTTCACAGTTCATATCTCTTACTGTAGAACCAGCTGAGATACCAAGAATTTGTGTTTGCACAGCACCAGAAACTCCAACTGTACACAAGTCAGAGTTTGCATTATTAATACTGGGAGAGATAGCAGAGGGAGGAGGAGAGATAACCGTAGTTGTAGATTCACTGGTAGAATCTACAGTACTCTCATTATAGTTTTCTGTGACAATGGGGTCAATATCAGATTCTGTTGTAGAGTCTTGCGCATAAGCTGCTGTAGTCAAAAACAACATAATGAAAGCAGCAAACATTTTTTGGATCATGGTGTTTGCCTTGGATTATTTAATTGTAAACTATTTATAAAAATAAGTTGACAGGCAATGTATAATAATATATAATATTCTATATTTTTAACGAAAGGATAAATTATGACAAAAGCTATGAAACAAGGTAACTCTTCTCCACACCGTATTACTTCTATCGGCAAATCTTCTAATTCTAAGCCTACAAATAAGTCAAAGCGTAGACAATTTAAAGCATATCGAGGACAAGGCAAGTAATGTATCTGTTTGATAAACCTTATCAATATTTTACTAAGCCATGGCCACACATTGTTATTGAGAATGTTCTACCTGATGATGTTGCAGAGCATATGTTGAATAATTGGCCTGAGGGTCAACCGTATAGGAACTGGATGAGTGACTTCGGTGCAGGCAATGATGATCCTGTTCATACCGAGTTTGAACGTGTTAATTTTATTGAACGTGCTGATGATATTCTAAAAACTTCTGCTAAAATTTTTGGTGATGATGATGCTTTTGACTGCGATCTTGATGGACTTATATATCGTGATCTAAAAGCAGATGAGCCATATCTTGTACGAGATTGGCATACTGATAATGTAGAAAAGAAATATCATGGTATGTTGTACATCGGATCAGGTAAAGATGCGGCTTTTGTCGCAAAAAATAATAAAACAGGTATTGACAAAACATACGAATACGAGCATAATAGATTCTTATGGTGGAGGAATACGCCAGAAACTATACATAAATTTTATTCAGGCACAGGTAGCAGAAAGACAATAAGTATTTTTGCTAACTTTAAAGGAAAATTATACAATGAGTATTATGGATAAACTGAAAAAGAATTCTAAACTGGATTCTGATATTATTACCAAATCAAAATACTATGGTAAGAAAGAGATGGCATCTACAGATGTCCCGATGATTAACGTAGCTCTTTCTGGTTCTGTCGACGGTGGTCTTTCTCCTGGCGTTACTATTCTCGCTGGTCCATCTAAACACTTCAAGACTAGCTTCTCTCTGAAGATTGCTGCAGCATATATGCAAAAATATGAAGATGCTGTAATGCTGTTTTATGATTCTGAGTTTGGTTCGCCTCAATCATATTTTGAAATGTTTGATATTGATATGGAGCGTGTTCTTCACTGCCCTATTACTAACATTGAAGAGTTAAAGTTTGACTTGACAAACCAACTTGAAAATATTGAAAAGAATGACAAAGTTATTATTGTCATTGATTCGTTGGGTAACTTGGCTTCTAAGAAAGAAGTAGAAGATGCGCTGAATGAAAAAACAGTTGCAGATATGACTCGTGCGAAACAACTGAAGTCTGTCTTCCGCATCATTACTCCACATCTGAGTATGAAAGACATTCCTTTGATTGGTATTGCGCATACATATGATACACAAGAAATGTTTTCAAAGAAAGTTGTATCGGGCGGTACAGGTCTTTACTACTCTGCTGACGATATCTGGATTTTGGGTCGACGGCAGAATAAAGAGGGAACTTCTATCGTTGGATATGACTTCGTAATTAACGTGGAGAAATCTAGATATGTCCGTGAAAAATCCATCATTCCTATCTCGGTTACTTGGGAAGGTGGCATCGATGTGGGTTCTGGTCTACTTGATGTGGCTCTTGCAGGAAAATTTATCACTAAACCGTCTCAAGGCTGGTATTCAAAAGTTGACCCAGAGACTGGGGAAGTCGAAGACAAAAAGTATCGAGCAAAAGAACTAACTGAAGAGTTTTGGTCAGATATTATTTCTTCTGAACAGTTCAAAGAGTTTGTTGAAGATAACTTTAAGATCGGCGGTAGTTCAAATATTGAAGTGGTGAGTCCAGATGAAATCGTATGAACGTGATAAGCACTATGAATTTGTTGGTATTGATGCTGAACCTAAATGGGCGATCCGTATCCTAAAGGGCAAGTTTAAAGAAATCGTTGTTAAGTATGATGATATTAAAATTGAAACTGCAGAAGGTGTTGAGCTCGGAGAAAATTTTCAAGATGGGGTTGACTACAATGTAGCATTTAGTTATAATTTGCTACGTGTAAGTAAAAAGGATAAAGAAGTCAACGAGGAAGAGTTAGGTCAGTTCCTTGGGGATATTCTTATGAACGCCATTAATGATGGCCTTGAAGATGGAACAGCTAAAATTGAGTCAGAACCTGAACAAGACGATTCTACGATCGTTACTGAATAATGAAGATTATCTAAGGAAGGTTATCCCCTTTCTTAAACCAAACTACTTTGAGGGTCCGCTAAAGATTATCTTCAAGCAGATTGGTGCGTTCGTTGATAAGCATAATACACTACCTACTCTGGAAGCATTTCGTATTGATCTAGAACAGAACGATAAACTGTCTGATGACATGTTTACCGAGATCTCCGCTATGCTTCCGGAGATTTTTTCTGAGCCTGATATTGACCAGGACTTTCTGTTAGAAAATACAGAGAGGTGGTGTCAAGAACGTGCGCTTCATATTGCTGTTATGGAATCTATTAATATCCTTGACGGCAAGAATGAAAAGATGACGAAGAATGCTATCCCTGAGATTCTATCTGAAGCTCTTGGGGTGGGGTTTGATGTAAATATCGGCCATGACTATATCGAAAACGCAGAGGAACGCTATGAGTTCTACAATCGTGTAGAAGAGAAGCTTCCATTTGATCTCGATAACTTCAATAAGATCACTAAAGGCGGTCTGCCTGATAAAACTCTAAATATTGCACTGGCTGGTACAGGTGTAGGTAAGTCATTGTTTATGTGTCATGTCGCAGCTAGTGCTCTCCTTCAAGGTAAGAATGTTCTCTATATCACTATGGAGATGGCAGAGGAACGTATCGCTGAACGTATTGATGCGAATCTTTTGGATATTCCTATCGACCAACTCGATAAACTTCCAAAGACTATGTTTGCTGAAAAGATCGAGGCTCTGTCTAAGAAGACTGTTGGTAAACTGATCGTTAAAGAGTATCCGACTGGCTCTGCTCATGTTGGTCACTTCCGTGCACTTCTCAAAGAACTAAAGCTTAAACGTTCTTTTATTCCGGATATTATCTTTATTGATTATCTGAATATCTGCTCATCTTCACGTATGAAGGCTATGGGTGGAGCGATCAACTCTTACACTTATGTTAAGGCCATCGCTGAAGAACTACGTGGTCTTGCCGTTGAGTTTGCTGTGCCACTGGTCAGCGCTACTCAGACTACACGTTCTGGTTATGGTAACTCTGACCCAGGACTCGAAGATACCTCTGAATCATTTGGCCTTCCTGCTACTGCTGATCTGATGTTTGCCCTAATCTCTAATGAAGAACTGGAGCAGTCTGGACAAATTATGGTTAAGCAGCTGAAGAATCGTTATAACGATCCAGGTAAATACAAACGTTTTGTAATTGGTATAGATAGGTCTAAGATGCGACTGTATGATGCTGCACCTCAAGACCAAACCCTCGTCGATGATGGTATTCCTGTATTCGATAAAACCCCTTCTGGCGATAAATTTAAGGACTTTAAGATATGAACCAAACCGTGCTTCCTGTTGGTATTACCTCTGCGATGATTAATGCATATCAAGATGGTACAGGCAAGAAAATGTCTGCCCAAGATTTGATTGTATACTGTGCTCGAGTTTCTAACCCTAGCAACCAGAATAGTACAGCTCCTTCGGAGAAGCTACTGAGTTATCTGATTGAGCATAAGCATTGGTCTCCTTTTGAGATGGTTGACATGGTCATGGAAATTAATACAACAAGGGATATTGCTCGTCAGATTTTGCGGCATCGTTCATTTTCATTTCAAGAGTTTAGTCAGCGATATGCTGATCCCACTAAGGACTTGGCTGTGTACATGCGTGAGGCAAGGCTACAAGATGCCAAGAATCGTCAAAACTCAATCGAAACGAACGACGATACACTGAAGCGTCAATGGGAAGCAAAGCAACAACAGATTGTACATGAGTCTCGGCTTGCATACAAGTGGGCAATCGAAAATGGTATCGCTAAGGAACAGGCAAGAGCTGTTCTCCCAGAGGGTAATATGCAGTCTCGTATGTACATGAAGGGTAGTATTCGTTCATGGATTCACTACTGCGATCTTCGGTGTGGTGTTGAAACACAAAAGGAACATCGTGAAGTTGCTTACAAATGCGCAGGTATTCTAAAAGATTATCTGCCGTTCTTGAAGAACTGGTATAAAGAGTTGCCTAGTGAATAGAAAAGTATAAAATTAAAAACGATAATTAAAAAAAGTTCGTCTTAGGGGTTTACATTTCTGACAGAGGTCCTATATTAAGTTTATAAGTTGAAAACGAAAGGCTCTCTATCATGACCAAGTTTGATAAAACCCAGTTCGAATACCACGGTGGCTACCTTACGTACCACGGTCCATATGAGACTGCCGAGTATTACGGACAAGGTCCAAACGTTCACCCGTCTCGTGTAGGTACTCGCAAGCCTCTCTTCATCGCTCGCTTCAAGTACCGTGGGGCTTTCACTAAAGCACGAGTACAGAAGAAGATCATGGAGCTATTCAGCGTAGAACGATATGCAAAGTTGATGAAAGATGGTGGCACTCCACTCCGCATCCTCAAAGACGCTGATCCGGGCTGGTACTATGAACTGCTGTACAAGAATATGGGATAAAACCTAAAACTTTACACGATAGTTGAAAAAAGGGGTTGACTTCTTATCAGTTGATCCCTATATTAAGTATGTAAGTTGATGAAAGAGAGTTTGAAATGAGCATCGAAATGGTTAACGATCGTGAAGATCACATCTATATTAAGTTCGAGGATTCGAGCGATTTTATTCGTGTGAACACCATGGACTCTGCTTGGAAGCACATCCTTGAGCATGGTTCCGATAAGTTGGAGTACATTGAACATTGGAGTGGTATTGATGACCTCAAGCTCGCATGAGAAAAAGGATCGGCACCCATGGGTGCCTAAGTTTATGTTTCTGTTTTGTATGACAGTTGCGCTTGGTTTTATTGTTGTAGGAGCATCACTATGAGTGATTTTAAATTTATGAGAGACGATCTGACTGATCGCATTTGTGCGTTTGGCTCTAAGCACTTTGGTGTTACCATTGATATTGATGGCGTAAATGGTAGTTTTACTACTGCGCACATCGCCCTCGATGATAAGCTGTTTGCTGCGGCGACTCGTTTGTTCTGGGATCACTACTTTGACAGTGAGGTAGAGCTATGAACAAGTTACTGTTGTTCTTCGCTGCAGCGAAAGAGGCTCTGAAAGAGTCGGATTATGAAGAAGAAGCTTTTTACTTTGAACAGGTGGAGGACTATCTCCGTGAGACTGGTAAAGTTGAACTGCCAGTAGATAAACGTGAAGTTGGAAAGATTTTGGGGCTATGATGCAGTATATTTGTACAGGTGATGAATTTAAGTTTGCTGAAAATCTTATCAAAATGGTTCAGCGACATCAAGAAAAAAAGGGGATACCCAAATATGAACTTGAAACTAAAGTAAAACGAGGCATTAAAGAGGTATATATGAAAATTTAAGAAGAGGGGGCGAGGTTCGCCCCTTTTTTATTTTTATAAATATATTCGTTATCTAAATTTAATGGGGTAAAAATGAAATCCTTTAAGACGCACTTGATCGAATCAAGAGCCTCAGACATGTATGAGGCTGACGTTGCGAATCATATTAACTCCTTCAATAATGTAAATGCTGAAAGACCAAGAGTCTCTACGAAGTATGCTGATGTTCTCGTTACGCTCGAGGGCGGGGAACGCTCTTGGCTTGAAGTTAAAATGAATCACACAGATAATCTCACTAACCCTCGTATCTTTTACGATGGTCGTAAGTGGGATACAACATACACAACGACAGCTGCTAAGCAAGCCATTGAGATTATGAATAATTCTCAAGAGGCGAAGGATTTTATCGAAGCCATTAAAAAGTTTACAGGCAGAAAAACTGTTAAGATTCCGACGACTCAGACAGGGTTGCGTGACAAAGATGCAGTCACTCTTGCTGAAATGAAAGAATATTTTAGTCAGCCAGGAATTAACAGATATATTACAACTGTCCCAGATACAAACCTTGGTAAGACAGTTACTGATCACTACCTCAAAGGTAAGGCTGAACCAGCGCACTATATGCAAGCAGGTGATGACTTCTATCGCATCGGTAATGCTAATCCGCTAAACCTTCCAAAAGATTTACCTTTGTTAAGTGGCACCGGACCATTTAAAGTTCGTGTTGCAACAAGGTCTAAATATTATGAGGTTCAAGCAGAAGTAAAGATTGCTAAGATGCCAGATAGCAGGTATTCTGTTAAACCAGGATCTAGAAAGAAAAACCCATTTCAGAAAATTATGGACCTATGAAGTCATTTAAGCAATATCTGAGTGAAGAAAAAAACACTCACATGAGGCACATCGAAGATAAGGTTATCTACGGTGGAGTGAACGGTACACGTCAAGCTATCTTGGCTCTGCGTTCTCTGCGTGATATGCTTTCTGGCAAGCAGGATGGGAATGTTAGTGTTAAGTGGGACGGTGCACCTGCTGTTTTTGCTGGCACTGATCCAAGAGATGGTAAGTTCTTTGTTGCTAAGAAGGGCATTTTTAACAAGAACCCCATTGTTTATAAAACAGAAAAAGATATTGATGATGATGGTGTAACAGGAGACTTGGCTAGAAAGCTTAAAATGTCTCTGAAGCACTTCGCCAACTTAGGTATTAAAGGAGTTATCCAAGGTGATTTACTTTTTACAAAATCTGATCTTAAATCCCAAAAGATCGATGGATTGGATTATGTCACGTTTCACCCGAATACAATTGTCTATGCTATCGAAAAGGGCGGACAAGATAGCAAAGAAATTGAGCGAGCAAAAATCGGAGTAGTTTGGCATACTACATATACAGGCGAAACATTTGAAACAATGAGAGCCTCGTATGGAGTTGATGTTACTAAGTTAAAGAAGACTTCTGCTGTCTGGCAGCAGGACGCTATGCTCCGTGACTTAACTAATGTAGCAACACTTTCAGCTCAAGAGACAAAGCGGGTTGATGCGAATCTCTCAAGAGCAGGTAAAATCTTCAATCAAATCTCTTCTTCAACACTCAAGACACTTGAACAAGATCAAAAGCTTGCTGGACTGATTGAGACTTTTAATAATACATTCGTTCGTAGTGGAACGATTATTGGAGACACTGATCAACATGTTCGCAACCTGATTAATTGGATTGAAAACAAATATCAGAAAGAGATTGATAAGAGAAAGAGCGAACGTGGTAAACAAACACAGAAAGATGCTCTCTCTAAAATCCTAGAATTCTTCTCACCGGAGAATAAACGAAGTCTTAAAAAGATTTTTGATTTACAGAAATCTATAGTTTTCGCCAAGTTGCTTCTTATAAATAAGCTGAATGAAGTGAAAAACGTTAAGACCTTCATTAAGACAACCAAAGGGTTTAGATCAACTGAACCTGAAGGTTACGTTGCTATTGATAAGCTTGGGGGCAACGCTGTCAAGCTTGTTAATCGCTATGAATTTTCAACTAACAACTTTGACCCAACGATTTTAAAGGGTTGGAGTAAATAAAGAGGAACGATATGAAATATCTTATTTCCGCAATTGTAGCTATGTCTGTAGCTGCTCCTGCAATTGCTCAAGATGCTGCTGATAATGAATCTGCTCTTGCATCCAACGCAACTATCGGCGTATCTACCGATCTGGAAGGTAATGCTGACTGGTCGCTGGGTGCAGAGTTGGGCATTGCTGGATTCGGTGTAGATGCAGGTTTCACACTTAGTGACCGTGGTGACAACACTGCTGATGACTATGCAATTAGTCTCGGTACAGGTATGGACCTTGGGTTTGCTTCCCTCGACACTAGCATTGGCTATGCTTGGGGTGCAACCAACGGTGCAGACCTGATTGGTCGTGGCGACGGTAACACTTGGGGTGACGTGACTATCGATCCAACCCTCATGATCACTCCCGGGATTATCGGTGGTGAGTACATCTGGGTAGGTGGTTCCATGGACCTCGCTTCTGACGGCGAAATCGCTGTTGGCTGGGGCGGCGCTTCCTACGGAATCGGTTACGAGCATGCGCTGAACGACAAAGCTTCCGTATCTGTTAGCTACGGCTGGTCTGTAGATGTTGTTGACGATGGTGATGATGCCACAGTCAATGACTGGACTACTACCGCTGATGGTCTGAAAGTTGGCGTAGGCTTCAAGTTCTAAGATGATCGGGTTTAAAGACTTCCTCTCTGTATTAGCTGAGACTTCCTTTCCTAGTGAGGGGGAGTCTTTACCCGTATCTGAAGTTTTATCTTTCGCAGCAAGGCGAAAGAAATCTATTGAGTTTCGTAGACGTAAACAAAAATTACAACGTCAAAGAAAATTAGCACTCAAGAGACCTGCTAGTCTTGATAGACTTAGAAGGAGAGGACGTAAATCTGCAAGAGATATCTTGACAAAGAGATATTATGGAGGTAAGTCTAAAAGCTCTATGAGCGCTGCTCAGAAGTCAAGAGTAGAAAAACGTTTGTCGCAAAAGAAAGGCGCAGTTAAAACTATTTCTAAGAGACTTCTTCCGAGCAAGAGAAGATTGGATGTATCGAGAAGGTAATGATTAGTTCATTCAAAGGATATTTAGAGGAACAGAACTCTGTTGGTTATCTTGCCTTCGGGAGATTTAATCCTCCAACTACTGGACATGAGAAGCTGCTCGACACTGTAGCGAGCAAGGCTCGGGGCAACGTATATAAAATCTTTGCCTCTCAGTCCCAAGATTCAAAAAAGAACCCTCTTGACTACCAGACCAAAGTAAAGTTAATGAGAAAGATGTTCCCGAAGCATGCGAGGAATATTATCATGGATAAGTCTGTCAAGACATTTATTGATGCAGCCGTACACATGTATGATAGTGGCATCAAGAATCTGGTAATGGTCGCAGGTTCTGATAGAGTTACTGAGTTTGAAACTCTGTTAAAAAAGTATAATGGTGTAAAAGCTCGTCATGGCCTTTTTGATTTTAATTCAGTAAAGGTTATCTCTGCTGGTGAGCGTGACCCAGATGCCGAGGGTGTTTCTGGTATGTCAGCTTCCAAGATGAGAGCTCATGCAGAAAGCAACGATTTCCCTTCATTCTTAACTGGTTTGCCAAAGAGTGTTTCTGATTCTCTGGCGAAAGATTTATTTAATGCTGTTCGCAAGGGAATGAATCTCAATGAAAATAAATCATTTATTCAGCACGTACAATTAGAGAAAGTCTCTGAGCGACGTGAAGAATATGTTAGTGGAGATTTATTTACTGTTGGTCAGTCGGTTATCCTTAAAGAAACTGACGAAGTAGTAAAGATTGAGTTTTGTGGTTCGAACTATTTAATCGTAGAAGTTGATGGTAAAAGAAAGCGTAAGTGGTTAACTGACGTAGAGCCTCTAGAAGAAAGAAAATCTCCAGAAGATCCAGACATTGGCGACAGAAAAGGCCAGCAACCAAAGAAGTATCATACAGGTTTAGCTAAGTCTACAAAGAAAGCTAGAGACACTCAGTTTAAAAAGCAAGCTAAGATGAGAGACGATGATCCAAAAGCTTATAAACCAGCTCCTGGAGACAAAGAAGCTAAAACTAAACCAAGCAAATATACTAAGAAATACAAGCAGATGTTTGGAGAGAAAGAAAATGCTTAGTTTTAAATCATTTTTAAATGAAGAAAAGATTGCAGGATTAGTAAAAAAAGCTGAGAAATCAGGTATTTCTTATGGGATTCTAAAGCAAGTTTACAACCGTGGTATGGCTGCATGGAAAACTGGACATAGACCAGGAACTACTCCTCAGCAGTGGGCGTTCGCACGTGTGAACTCATTTATTACTGGCGGTAAAACGAGAACAACTGCAGACAAAGATTTATGGGCCAAAGCTAAGAAATAATAAATAATATCAGCGCTTAACTTAATTAAATGGGTATATCGAAAAATGATTACGTTTAAACAGCTACAAGAAAAGGCTACTTCCCAACAACAGCAGAAGTTGATGGGTCTGGCACTCGCTTACAAGAGAGGCGAAGTTCCAGAGGATGAAGTCTCTTCTACAGTTAAAGGTTTAGCTGATCGTATGTCCGAGAAAGACTTAGAGGATTTCGCTTCCACTAAGCATAAAGGTCTACCGAAAAAGGTAGATGAAGATGGTCACACCGATGTACCTTCATCTGAACGTATGTGTAAAACAATCGTTGAAGATGCTAATGCTATTTTATCTGCTTTAAGCTCTATGCAAGATGAAGCTTCGCTACCAACATGGTGGACAAATAAACTTGCAACAGCAGCAAAAGATTTGAACTCTCTTAACGATTATATTTCTAATCCGTCGGAGAATAAAAATTGAAATCATTCGGCTGTTACATAGAAGAAGAACCAATCGTAGAACAGGCTGAATATAAAGGTCGTAAGGTAAAGCTCAACGATCCTTTTCGCTCGAACGATGGTAAGAAAAAATTTTATGTTTACGTTAAAAATGAAAAAGGTAACGTAATCAAGCTTGGTTTTGGCGATCCAAATATGGAGATCAAACGAGACGATCCTGCTCGCCGTAAAAATTTCAGAGCTAGGCATAAGTGCGACACTAATCCTGGGCCAAAGTGGAAAGCACGTTACTGGTCTTGTTATCAGTGGCGAGCTGGTGCGAAGGTAGATAACTAATGGCTGCATACAAATATACAGAAGAACCTACTGATACAAGAATGGATCGTATCGAGAGTAAGATTGACAAGCTCTCTGAAGTTCTCGTGCAAATGGCAAGGGTTGAAGAACGGCTCTTGAACCAAGAGGAGGACCATAAACACCTCCGTAAAGACATCAGTAATCTTTCTGATAAAGTAGCAGATATGGAAAAAGTGGTTCAAAAGAATCAAATCACCGTAAATATTATAAATAGAATCAGTTGGATAATCATTACAGGCGTGGTGGGTGGTTTCGGCACCTTAATCACCTACCTGTTCAATAAGTAAGGAATAAAAAATGTCAATGAGAACAGCCATTATGGAAATGTATGGCGCCAAGAAGGTTAAACGTGAAGCCTGGGTGCCAGAAGGAATCGCAGACGAGGACGTATCTGACTTTATGGGAGCCGCAGCCGCTGCTAAGAAATCCGGTAAGAAAGAGTTTGAGTTTGGTGGTAAAAAATACAAAGTTACCATGAAAGATAAAACTGCTGATGAGATTGAAGAACGAGTAAAAGAAGCATTGGACGCCGATGACGTCGATACAGTTAAAGCAGTTATTAAAGGACTAAAAGGTGCTAGCAAATCTCATGCTGGACAAGCAAAGCAACTTAAAAAAGACTTAGAAGATTCTGCTCATACAGAGATGGATCCAAAAAAACACGTTAAGTACAACGACGAAATGAAAATGTACTGCGTATATAATAAAGATGGTAAGGTCGTTGCTAAATTTAAAGATGAGAAAGAAGCGAATGCATACGCAATGAAGAATCATGATGAACTGATGGGTAAAGAAGAGATGGATGAGGTTTCTTATAAGACAGCTATGAAGTCTTATCAAAAGGCGATGGGGCAGTCTAAAGATGCTGATGATGCAGGTGATAAGAAAACTGGCGATAAAAAATTCGATCAAGCGGTAAAGTTTGGTCGTTATGCCAATAAGAAGTTTCAATCTAGCAAGAACAAAAAGAAGCTGGTAAGAACTTTTACAGGAAAAGAGTCTGTAGAAGAAGCAGCTGCTCCCGGTTCTACTGCACAACATGGCCCGGACACTGCCACCTCTGATTCGTATGACAAGCAGTTAACTACACGTGGCGGTGAAAAAGAGTTTACTGATAAGCATACAACTGAAGTTGCATATGATGCAGAAGAGCTATATAAAAAGAATCAAGAAGAAGCTGAAGCTGCATTAAAGAAAACTCCAGGAAGACTTGGGGATCAAAAGAAAGGCGATACTTCTTTTGTTAACCCTCTTAAAGCTGAAATTATTGATGGTATTACTGCAGCTTTAGCTAAAATGAAAACAAATAGTTAAGGATATTGAATATGTTAAAACCTCCTGCGTGGGCAAAAGATGCCAAGCCAACATCAAAAGGTTGGATTCATCCTAAGACTGGAGAGTTGTTGGTTTCTCGAAAGCATAGCGATAGAGAAATTACTGAATATTATATGGCTAAAGAAGAAGCAGTTGTTACAGCTGTTTCTGAGCCAGAGGCTGTAGTTCCAGATCCAGAGCCAATTATTGAAGCCGATCCTGCGCCAGAACCAGAGGCTGAATTGCTGACCGAAGCAGACCCAGATGTAGATCATTCGTCTTTGACTAAAGCTCAGTTAGTGGAACATGCTTTAGAAGTTCACGGAATCACGCTCGATTCTTCTAAGACTAAAGCGCAAATGATCGAGGACCTTGAAGCTCAAATTTAAATAATGAACATTTTAAGTGAAAAAATAGAAGTAACGGAAGAAAATTATCTAATCGTTGCCGCTAAACATTATCAGAACCCTCAGTGTACAAGCACTGAGGAGTTTTATGATGATTTAAATAGAGTCAAATACATTAAACGCCTAATTAATAGGTACTTTGATACTCAGGAAATATCTGAGAGATTAATTATAAATCATATTATCGTCTTTTATAATGTTTTTGGTATTGAAATTGCGACAAAACTTCTTGCTGTTAAGTTAGAACACAAATACTGGCCAGTAATTAAATGTTTCTTAGTTAAGTTAAACTATTTGACTTCTTCTGACTTAGCTGGTATTGATATGGATAAAAAAGTAATCGAGGCACTAAGGAAGATTTAATGGTCTCCATCATTACAGATACCATTTATACGTATAGATTCTTGAAGTTGTTGGTAACACCCTTCGACAAGACAGAAGCGTACAAGCTTGGTATCATTGATGAGAATGGTAAGAGAACCGATAAGAAGATTACCTCTTCTGAAGAGCGTGCCACCTTTACCCTTTTTCATAGGATTACATTTAATCTAAAAAGATTGCTTGGTGCATTTCCAGGAGGCAAAACACGTATTGCTTCTTATGCAGCTGCATTGGCTTTACTGAGAGAACAGTATGGCGTGGATTATAATTATGCTCTACAAGAGATGAATCTTGATCAAGAATATAGAGATGAGATCAAGACATTAGTTGAAGAGTACGATCCAAAGAAAAAGAAAAAGAAGAAAGAAAAGACAGAAGAGTACGGTACGACTACTGCTGATGTTGCAACTAAACCAATGCCAATGAAGTTTAAAGCATTCTTGAAGCGTAAAAAGGAAGAATAAATGTTTGCGCTTCTTGGATCTTTACTTGGCTTTGGAACCTCTTTTGCTCCCAAGATTTTAGAAACAATCAATAAAGGACAGGAGCAAAAGCACGAACTCGCTAAAATGAAAATGTCTGCAGAAATTAAGATGCAGATGCAAGATGCTGAGTTCGATTACAAAAGAGATATGGCTGATCATGAAGAGCACAAAAGGCTCATCGAACATGATATCGCTATTTCACAAGAGACTGGATTTTTTGCTGGTCTTAAAAAGGGTGTTCGCCCAATTATCACCTATTGTTTCTTTGGATTCTTTTTATTCTATAAAGTAGTATTAGTTATGGAAGCGATTAAAGCTGGGCAAGATTTATCATCTATTTCAGATGTTATTTGGGATGAGCAATCACAAGCAATCTTTGCTGCGATTATCTCATTTTGGTTTGGTTCGAGAGCTATAGAAAAAGTTAAACGTTGACATTTTCCTAAAACTTAGTTAATATAAGTAATCAACCTAATCTAAATCCACATTCAAATTAAGAGGTGCGTTCTATGACAAATAGTCTAGACATGAGGGATTTTTTATCCCAAACAAAGTTTTACGAGTCTTACTCCAGATATATTGATGATGAAAACCGTTATGAGAGTTGGGACGAATCTGTCGATCGTGTCATGGCTATGCATAGAGGATATTACGAAGATAAGTTGTCGGAAGCTCTTGAAGTCGAGCTGGTCAGAGCTACTGTAGCATACAAAGAAAAGCGTGTACTTGGTGCACAACGTGCCCTGCAGTTTGGTGGTGACCAGCTGCTCAAGCATCAGATGAAGATGTATAATTGTACTTCTTCTTATGTGGATCGTGCAGAATTTTTCGGCGAATATTTCTATATTCTACTTTGTGGTGCAGGAGCAGGTTTCTCTGTTCAAACGCATCATGTGAATAAGCTGCCTGAAGTTGCTGAACGTAAGAAACAAGCAAAAGGTTATGTTGTTGAAGACTCTATTGAAGGTTGGGCTTCTGCTCTTGACGTTCTGATGTCTTCGTATTTTGTTGGTGGTGGCACTCATCCAGAGTTTGAAGGTCGCCGTGTATTCTTCGACCTGACTAATATTCGACCAAAAGGTGCAAAGATCTCCGGAGGCTTTAAAGCTCCTGGTCCAGACGGTCTACGTCAGGCACTGGACCGTATTGAATATTTGATTCAAGGAGTTATCCTTAAAAATAAAAGTCCCGTCCAGCTCTCTGCAATCAACGTCTACGATATTTGTATGCATGTAGCAGATGCTGTTCTGTCTGGCGGTGTGCGTCGTTCGGCCACTATTTGTCTGTTCTCTCCAGATGATGAAGAGATGATGAATGCTAAGACTGGTAACTGGTTTGTAGATAACCCACAACGTGCACGCTCTAATAACTCTGCTGTGATTGTTCGTAAGGAAACGACTGAAGAGCAGTTCATGAATATCATGGATAGTATTAAACAGTTTGGCGAACCAGGATTTGTATTTGTAGAATCTACCGAACATACAACTAATCCATGTGTTGAGATTGGTATGTTCCCGCAGATTAATGGAAACTCTGGCTGGCAAGGATGTAATCTTACAGAGATTAATGGTGGTCAGTGTGTAGATGAGGAGTCGTTCTACAAGGCTTGTGAAGCAGCCGCTATTCTGGGAACACTTCAAGCTGGTTATACAGACTTTAAATTCCTTCCGGATACAACTAAAGAAATCTTTGATCGTGAAGCTCTGCTCGGGGTCTCGATCACTGGTTGGATGAATAATCCGGATATTCTTTTTAATGATAAAATTCTTGAGAAAGGAGCCAAAGTTGTTAAGGAGACTAATAAAAGAGTTGCTAATCTTCTTGGGATTAACGCTGCTGCTCGGACTACTTGCGTTAAGCCTTCTGGCAATGCTTCTGTACTTTTGGGTACTGCAAGTGGAATTCACGCTGAACACTCTAAACAGTATATTCGTAACGTCCAATTAAATAAAGAGTCTGAAGTGGCTCAGGTCATTGCTAAAACCAATCCTGAAATGGTTGAAGACTCTGTTTGGTCTGCTGGTGGGACTGATTGGGTTGCATCTTTCCCTATTACACCAAAGACAGGCTCTGTTCTCAAAGATGATTTGATTGGTGTTAAGCATCTGGAACTTGTTAAGAAAGCTCAAAACTATTGGGTGAATGCTGGTAAGAATCCAGAACTCTGTGCCGATCCAACTGTATCTCATAACGTATCAAACACTATTCTAGTAGAGGACTGGGACGATGTTGCAAAATATGTTTATAGCAATCGGGATCACTTTGCTGGTATTTCTTTCTTGTCTACTTCTGGGGATAAAGATTTTAATCAAGCGCCAAACACTGAAGTTATCGACGCTGAAGAAATGGTTAAAAAGTATGGCGTCGCAGCTGTTCTCGCTTCTGGGCTTGTCGTAGATGGGCTTGCTGCCTTTAATGATCTCTGGATGGCAACTTCAACTGCTCAGGGATATGGTGAAGATATCTCTGCAGAAAGCTCGAAGAATACTCTGAAGAAAGATTGGGTCCGTCGGTTCGAATCTTTTGCTGATAAATACCTTGAAGGCGACAGAAAGAAAACTGAGTATTGTTTGAAAGATGCTTATCTGATTCATAAATGGCAGAAGATTGAACGTTCTTATCAGCAAATCGACTGGATTTCTGAGCTGTCAGAGAAAAAGTTTACAGACGTAGATACACTAGGCGCTGCTGCATGTGCTGGCGGAGCCTGTGAGATCGATTTCTAAGGAGTTCTTATGAAGTATAAAATTGAATGTCCTCATTGTGAAGCGGAGTCAGTGATTCATGTAGAAGATAATTCGCTTCCAGAATATTGTCCTGTTTGCGGAGATGAGGTTCCTGAAGAAAATAGACTTGAATATGAAGAAGGATGTCTTTGTATCTAAATTAATAAATAGCCTTAGATTAATTTCTAAGGCTATTTTTTTATGATTGTGTTATACTCATTTCCTGGTTCTGGGCGAACATGGCTTCGGAAAATGTTAAGCGATTTAAAATGTGAGTATGAGTATGAATTTTCTCATGGTTTTAGAGAACATGATAAATTTATAATACATAATCATTTACTTTTTAAATCTAAAAAATTTATATACTTAA